ATAGTAACAGGCTTGATCGGTGGTGTGCACTAGGTATATACGTGAAATAGGAAATTATTAAACTAAACAAAGAAGTAAAGTTTCCAAGGTAAAGACAAACTAAATCACCTATATATATAAATGTCTTTGTCTTTATATGTATATATATAGGACACCTTTCTGCCTGTGCCTTACTGCGCTTGGGTGAGCGGGTGTCCACTTGGTGTCCACTAGACCTTAAAAGGTAGACTATTGGCAAAATGGGGTATTTTATGGGGTTCTCCACAACACGTTGCAGAGAGTGGGGACATTTGTCCCCAACCCTTTTCAAATAGCCCACTTCGCACGAGCCAAGGCGACAGTCGTTGTTACGAACCAGCCATCGTTGAACCCGTCATTGATGCCCCGTTTCTTGCGTGCATTTTGTGCCGTCCTTTCATGGTCGTGGATTTTCATGATGCCGTTAGGCTCTCGTTGGAACTCGGTGATGAAGCCGTCCTCTTTGTAGATGACGACCCAGCCTGTTGCGTTGTGTTTGATTTTCATGGTTGATTCTCCTTGGTTGGTTAGTTAAAGCGGATACATGGACTGCTACTGCTAAAGCGTAGGTACAAACGGGTGCAAAGGGTGTGTCGCTTGTTGCCTGATGCCATAAGCATTGGGCGCTTGATTGCTTTGCGGGTATAGCGGTGGCGTTTAAGGGTGTTAGCCTTGTGCCTGCTTTGTATTGGGATTTTCATACCTGTTCCTTGTATGTTCTAAACCAAAAGGCTAGGCTTTCGTCTGTGCCTGACCTTTCATCTGACGGGTCGTTGCTGAACCTGAGTGTGAAATACCTATCGCATTTGTACATATCAGCAAGTTGGTAGTCTTGGATAGGCACAAGCACAGTCCCTAAGAACTGACAGGCAGGGCAGGTGTGTTCATACAAAGGTGTTGCTAAGTGTTTCATTGATGCCATGATTTACTCCTGTGTTGTGGTACTTGTTGTGGAATGTCGGGCGATTTGACAGAAAACGAAACAGCAGAGAAGCCTCGCCCGCTCGACTTGCTCTGCTTATTCTGTACAACTTGTTGGGGACAAATGTCCCTGATTACTTGGCGAACGCCAACTCAACAGCCTTGAGCACTTGCGCCTTGGTCATGCCCCATGACTTGATTGCCTTAGACTTGACAGCGATGGGGTCAACCTTCTTGCTCGTGTGGCTCGAAGCCTTCTTAGTCACCTTGTGATACGGGGCGACGTTGCGTTGCCATTGCTTCGTTGCGGCGTCGTGCCGTTGTTCCCTCTCGCAAGACTCGTCAGAGTAAAAGTACCAAGACCCTCCAACGGATTGCTGAAAGTAAATCGTCTCCCCGTATTTCTCCCCGTAAGCCTCGGCGTGAGCCTGAGCCAAAGACTCCACAACATCTTCGGGTAGGTACTTCTTATTACCCAAAGCGTTTGCCAAATCCGTTGCCCATGCGAGTTTGCTGGATACGAACGACTTGTATGATTTGATTAAAGACATTTTGATTCTCCAAAAGAAAGCGGGGACATTTGTCCCCATTGATAGATACACATTGCTGTGCAACCGAGAACTGTTTCTCGATGATTAAATGTACCATTCCGTGCGGTTTTGGCGACTTTCATCACCCACCCGATACCCACCAACCTGTTAGGCAATCATGCGGGCATAGCACATAGATCACTGTTCCTTAGCCGCAAAACTAAAAAATGTCAAAAGTTGTATAAAATCAACAACATACAGCAAAATTTTATAAAAAAATGAGGGGGGTATGTCAAAGATTAGACAGATGGTAGGTGGGGGTAGTAGCACCAAAGTATGCGAAGCTAAAAAGCCACCACCCCCGGGTCCACGTGAAGGACACGCCTAGTATACAAATAAAAAAACCCCCACGGATTAGGTGGGGGCTAAAGCGTGAGAATCGGTGACTCACGACAAGGAACCGTGGTCCAAACGAAGGAGTAAAAACCACGGTAAGGAAAGTATACACAAAAATTAAAAAACCGAGTACACTACGTGTACTCGTGAGCACCACACGCAACCAAAGGGGAAATTTTGTTTTTAGAGCATTTAGTTTCCGCATCCGCCGCAGACTTTGTTCCTGACATTCTGTCAGAGAGTAGCCCTTTTACCCCCGCAGAATCCCTCACCCCAGCGCAAACACTCAGCGCCCAGCACAAAACCAGCCAGTGGCTAAAAGACTTTGCAGACGAGGACGACGAGATTCTGTCCGAAGCCCAGCAAGAAAAGGTAGCAGACGCGTTCAACGCCCTGACCACCCAAGACCCCCGAGCGAAGCAGCGCCTTTTAGAATTAGACCTCCCAGAAGAGATAAAAAGTGCCGTTGGTATGGTGACGGCCTACCAGTGGAAGTTTGTCGAGCAGGCGGAAAGTTTAAGGTCGATGAGTGTATCAAAAATAGTAAAAGAAACCGACCACCCAGACGCCCGTATACGCCTTAAAGCCTTGGAATTACTAGGAAAAGTGACGGAAGTGGCCCTGTTTACAGACAGAGTCCAAATAAAAAACGAAGATGTAAGCGACGAAGAGCTCGATGCTCGGATCAAAGAGAAGTTGGGGCGGTATATGGGGGCAGTAGACATCGTAGATGTAGACGAACTGCCCGAAAAAAGCGAATGAACCTAGATTTTTTCACACCGCAAGAGGCCATGGCAGCGCAAATGGCGCTCAAAGACATGAATACGGTTGAAAAACAGGCATTTTTAGCTGATCTTGAAAAAAAAGAACATCGGTTTGGGCTACATGCAGCGCAAACGAACCCCATTGAGTTTGCCAAACGTGTATATCCGGGCTTCAAAGTAGGCCCCCACCACAAAAAGCTGGCTAAGATATTCCAAGATGTGATTGACGGCAAGAAGAAGCGCGTCATAATCAACATAGCGCCACGTATGGGTAAATCGGAGTTCTCGTCTTACTTGTTCCCCGCCTATTTTTTAGGGAATTTTCCTGAAAAGAAGATCATCATGGGAACGCACACGGCGTCTCTTTCCGAAGACTTTGGCAGGCGTGTAAGGAACTTAATTGATAGCGAAGAATACAGAGAAGTGTTCCCAAACACCGTCGTTGCCGACGATCAGAAAGCGGCTGGGAAGTGGAGTACTGGTGCTGGTGGTCAGTATTACGCAGCTGGTGTTGGCGGGGCTTTGGCTGGTCGCGGTGCAGATCTTTTCGTAATTGACGACCCCCACTCCGAACAGGACATGAAGGCCAACAGCCGTCTGGGCTTTGATAATGCGTGGAGCTGGTTCCAAACCGGACCTTTGCAGCGTCTGATGCCGGGCGGGGCGATCATTGTCATCATGACCAGGTGGTCGTTGCTAGATTTGACAGGGCGTTTGATTGACTACCAGATCAAAAACCCGGACACCGTTCCTTGGGAAATTGTGGAACTTCCTGCAATCTTAGATGCGGGTACCGACCACGAGAAAAGCCTGTGGCCTGCCCAGTGGAGCCTAGAAGCGCTGAACAATACAAGACAGTCCATCGACCCACGCTACTGGAACGCCCAGTACATGCAAAACCCCACGTCAGATATGTCCGCTTTAGTAAGCCGCAAGGACTGGAAAGTATGGGAAGCAGATGATCCACCCCCGTGCGAGTACATCATCCAGTCATGGGATACGGCGTTTGAAACCAAGAACAACTCGGACTACTCTGCGTGCACAACGTGGGGAGTTTTTTACAATAACGAGGACCGCGGCAGCCCCAACGTGATACTGCTCGATGCGTTTAAAGATCGGATGACTTTCCCGGAACTCAAAGAAATTGCACTAAAGCATTACAAAGAGTGGACGCCTGACGCATTCATTGTGGAGAAAAAGGCGGCGGGTGCGCCGTTGATACAAGAACTTAGACTCATTGGGATACCCGTACAAGAATTCTCCCCCTCACGCGGCAACGACAAGATGGTGCGACTAAATGCGGTAGCTGACCTATTCAGTTCAGGCAAAGTATGGGCGCCAGATACCCGCTGGGCACGCGAAGTGATTGAGGAAATTGCGTCCTTTCCAGTTGGCGAACACGATGACTTCGTGGATACTACGACTCAGGCACTGCTGCGCTATCGGCAGGGGGGCTTTATCAGTCTCGAAACGGATGAAAAAGACGAGTTAACTTACAAATACCGCAGACGTGCGGCGTACTACTAGGAAAAATTATGAGCATAGAAAAATCGCTGTACCAAGCACCCATGGGCTTAGAGGCATTAGCCGGCGAACCTGACATTGAGGTAGAGATCGATGACCCAGAAGCGCTGCGGATTAGCGTTGAAGGCGAAGAAATTCTAGAGTTTGAGAAAGGCGACGGCATTGCTGGCGACTTTAATGAGAACTTAGCGGAAGTACTTTCGTCCAGCCTGTTGCAAAGCATAGCGTCTGATTTGGCAGAAGACATCAGCAACGACATCGCTTCGCGCAAAGACTGGGAAGAGATGTACAAGGATGGTATTACACTCTTGGGCCTCAAATTTGAGGAAAGAACCGAGCCATGGGACGGCGCTTGCGGGGTATTTCACCCGATGATTACAGAAGCAGTAGTACGCTTCCAGTCAGACACCATCATGGAGACCTTCCCAGCCAGAGGTCCTGTAAGAACACAGATTATTGGTAAAGAAACGCCAGAGAAAAAAGAAGCGGCGATGCGTGTCCAAGAAGACATGAACTACCAGCTCACCGAAAAGATGCCTGAGTACCGCCCCGAGCACGAGAAGATGTTGTGGAACCTGCCAAGTGCTGGTTCGGCGTTTAAAAAGGTGTATTTTGACCCCAGCATCGGCCGGCAAGTGTCGATGTTTATTCCGGCTGAAGATGTGATCCTGCCGTACGGCATCTCCGAAATTAACACCAGCCACCGCATCACCCACCGGATGCGCAAGAGCAAGAATGACCTCTTGAAGCTAATGAACGCCGGGTTTTACGTGGATGAAGAACTGGGTGAGCCAGACAAGTTTACAAGCGACATTCAGGAACGCAAAGACAAAGAGACTGGCTTCTCGGCTAGCTACGACGACCGCTTTGAGATGTACGAAGCGCACGTTGACCTTGATATTGAGGGCTTTGAGGACCGGGGCGAGGACGACGAGCCTACCGGGATTGCACTACCTTACGTGGTAACGATGTTGCGCGGCACCAACACCATCTTGGCAATTCGTCGTAACTGGAAAGAAGAAGACCCGCTTAAGATAAAACGCCACCACTTTGTTCACTATCAATACATTCCGGGATATGGCGCCTATGGCTTCGGTTTATTTCATCTTATCGGCGGTTACGCTAAGTCTGCTACTAGCATCATGCGGCAACTCGTCGACGCAGGAACCCTCTCTAACTTGCCCGGCGGTCTCAAAGCCCGTGGCTTGCGCATAAAGGGTGATGACACACCCATCGCTCCAGGTGAGTTCCGTGACGTAGACGTTGGTAGTGGCTCGATCCGCGACAATATTCTCCCGCTTCCGTACAAAGAGCCTTCAATGGTTCTGTCGGGCTTGATGGATAAGATTGTCGAAGAAGGCCGTCGTTTTGCCGCAACATCAGATATGAAGATTGCCGACATGTCTGGTAATGCACCAGTTGGTACGACGCTGGCTATTCTTGAGAGAACCTTGAAGGTGATGTCTGCTGTTCAGGCACGCGTTCACTACTCGATGAAACAGGAACTTCAACTCTTAGCCGGCATTATTCGCGACTACACTGATGATGAGTACACCTATGAGCCAGAAGAAGGCACCCCACACGCCAAGAAAGCGGACTACAGCAATGTTGAGGTTTTGCCTGTATCGGATCCGAACGCAGCGACCCTCAGTCAACGCGTTGTCCAGTACCAAGCGGTTATTCAACTGGCGCAGATGGCGCCACACATTTACAACCTGCCAGTTTTACACCGTCAGATGTTGGAGGTGCTGGGTATTAAGCACGCAGATAAGCTGGTACCGCTTGAAGAAGATCAGAAGCCAACTGATCCAGTTTCTGAGAACCAGAATGCGCTAAGAGGCAAACCGCTCAAGGCGTTCCAGTATCAGGACCACGAAGCCCACATCAAGGTACATACGTCGGCTATGCAAGATCCCGTTGTTATGCAGCTTATTGGGCAAAACCCACAGGCGCAGGCGATTATGGGCGCAATGCAGGCACACATCGCTGAGCACGTTGGCTATGCCTACCGTCAGAAGATAGAGCAAGCACTTGGTGTATCTCTACCTAACCAAGAAGACGAGTTGCCAGAACAGATGGAAAAAGAGATCAGCCGCCTGATGGCAGAAGCCTCTGGTCAGGTTCTTGCCGAGTCCAAAGCAATGATGGCGCAGCAACAAGCCCAACAAAATGCGCAAGATCCGGTATTACAACTCCAGATGCAGGAACTTCAGATTAAGCAGAAAGAAGTAGCGCTTAAAGAAAAAAAGCTGATTACGGATGCTGCCGCTAAAGCGGACGAGCTACGGATCAAAGAAGCTGAAATCATGTCTAAAGAGCAGATTGCGGGCATGAACGCGCAGATTAAAGTCGCGCAGGCCGATAAGGCACAGGCCCTCAAGGAAAAAGAGTTTGCGGTATCTACGGGAGTAGACATGGCGTATAAACGCGCCTCGTTACTAAAGAAAGAAAAACCAACAAAGGACTAAACGATGGATTTGTTAACAATGGACTTTGTTCGGGCGATGCGGGAAAAGATTCGTTCGGACATGAACAACTTTACGGATGACATGGCTAACGGCCAATGCCAAGACCATGCGTCCTATAAAGAGCTTTGCGGGGTGATTCGAGGTCTAGCCTATGCAGAGCGTCACTTACTTGACCTCGCTGAAAACTTAGAAAGAGCCAACGATGAGTGAAACCATCGCATTACCGGAATCTGAATTAATCCTGCCGCCGGGCGTATCTGTCCCAAAAGTGGATCATGAGTTTGAAACAGCCGAGCAAAAGGCGCAATCCCTACCAGAACCAAAGGGTTGGCGTTTGTTGTGTGCACTGGTTGAAGTCGGAGACACGTACTCTAGTGGAATTATCAAAGCCGACGCAGTCGTAAAAACTGAGGAAATCACTTCCCCTGTGTTGTTTGTTGTAAAAGTAGGCCCCACCGCCTATGACGCCGAGAAGTTCCCACAAGGCCCATGGTGCAAGGTTGGAGACTTTGTTATTACCCGTCCATATTCCGGGACGCGGATCATGATTCACGGAAAAGAGTTTCGCTTGATTAATGACGATCAGGTCGAAGCGACAGTCGAAGACCCCCGCGGCATTTCGCGCGTTTAAAGGAGCTACACATGGCAAATGATGACTTTAAGTTTCCTCACGAAATAGAGGAAGAAAATACGGGTAAACCCGAACAAGACATCGAAATTGATATTGACGCTGAAGGTGATGTGTCAATTGAAATCGAAGATGACACCCCCGAGCGCGACCGCAGAGCAAAACCGCTTGACCACGACGTTGAAGATCCAACCGACGAAGAAATCGAGAATTACACTCAAGGTGCGCAGAACCGGATTAAACAGTTAACCCACGCACGGCACGACGAAAGACGCGCTAAAGAAGCAGCTCAGCGTGAAAAACAAGAACTTGAGCGTTTAGCCCAGCAGTTCATGGAAGAGAACAAGCGTCTCAAAGAGTACGTCAACAGTGGTCAAACTACTTTCCAAGAAACACTGCAAGCTAAAGCCGAAGCAGAAATGGAAATGGCACGCCGTAAATACAAAGAAGCGCAGGAATCCTACGACTCCGATGCTATGTTAGCGGCGCAAGAAAATTTGACAGAAGCCAAGATGCGTTTGGAATCTGCAAAAAATTTCAAGCCAACCCCTTTACAGATAGAAAGAAATGATGTACAAACGTATCAATCAGTACCAGAAGCACCAAGTCTCGACGATAAAACCTTGCGCTGGCAAGCAAAAAACCAGTGGTTCGGGACACCAGGGTACGAGGAACTAACAGCCTTTGCGCTAGGGCTGCACCAAAAACTAGTGACTACGGGGGTAGATCCCCGCTCTGATGAATACTTCGAGCGCGTTGATGCTCGCTTAAAACAGGTGTTCCCCGACGTGTTTAAAAGCACTGAGGCGGCTAGAGCAGAGCCTTCAAAGAAACCTGCAAATGTTGTGGCTCCTGCCACTCGTTCATCGGGTGCCAAGAAAACAATCAAACTGACTACGACCCAAGCCCGCTTGGCCGAAAAGTATGGATTGACCCACAAACAGTATGCACAGGAAGTTCTTAAATTGGAGACTCAAAATGGCTAATACCCGCACACCACGAGATTTAGAAACTCGCGAAAAAAACCCAACTCGTTATGTTTACAAACCAGCGAGTACATTACCCGATCCAACACCCGATCCAGATTATGATTTTTTCTGGGTGGCTATTTCGATTGCAGGGCAGGAACATGCAACGAATTTGTCTCAAAAACGACGTGATGGTTGGGAACCTGTTAAAGCAGTAGATCATCCTGAGCTTCAGGTGGTTGGTAACAAAGACGGAAACGTTGAAATTGGTGGGTTGCTTTTGTGCAAAGCACCAAAAGAGATGATTGAAAGTCGGCGTCGCTACTATGACCAAAAAGCCCAGAATCAGATGGACTCTGTTGACAACAGTTTTATGAAAAACAACGATGCTCGTATGCCTCTCTTTAGTGATCGCAAGACCACGGTAAGTAAAGGCGGCGGCTTCGGTAACGGCAGTAAATAACTTTTAATTTAGGAGATTTATTATGGCTTATCCAAGCGTAACAGCTCCATACGGTCTAGTTCCGATCAACAGCGTAGATGGCAAACCCTACGCTGGTGCAACCCGTCAATTGCCAATCGATAGTGCTTATAACACTGCGATTTTTAACGGGGATATCGTGGCTTTGGTCGATGGTGGCACTATTGCAAAATCAGGCGTTACAGACGACTCTACAACTACCGCTGCTAACTACACCTATGGTGTATTTGTTGGCGTTCAGTATGTAAATGCTCAAGGTCAAACAGTTCAAGCTCAGTACTATCCAGGTAATGCTGCTGCTACTTCTGCTGTGGCTTATGTTGTTGACGATCCTATGGCTGCTTTTAAAGTAGCTGTTGTACTCGCAAACAGCGCTATATCTTCGACAAACCGTAGCATTGTCGGTGTAAACATGGCAATCGACCAAGGTACAGGTAGCACTACTACTGGTAACTCTGGTATGGGCGTTCTAGCTCCTACCAATAACCTAGGTAACGCTGCAACGCTGCCAGTTCGTGTTGTTTCTGTAATCCCTGAAACCGCGACTAGCGCAACAGCCTTCACTGAAGTAGTAGTGAAGTTGAACAATCCACAGATTCTCCGGGCCGTTGGCTTGGATTACGCTGCTTAAGGAGCTTAAAAAATGGCTATTTCACGCGCACAACTACTGAAAGAGTTGCTCCCAGGCTTAAACGCATTGTTCGGTTTAGAGTACAAGCGTTACGGCGAAGAGCACAAAGAGATCTACGAAACAGAGAAATCTGAGCGTAGCTTCGAAGAAGAGACCAAGCTGTCTGGCTTCTCTGCTGCACCAGTCAAGAACGAGGGCTCAGCCATCGCTTATGACAATGCACAAGAGGCATTCACAGCTCGCTATACACACGAAACCATTGCTTTGGGTTTCTCAATCACTGAAGAAGCGATTGAAGATAACTTGTATGACAGCCTCTCTGGCCGTTATACCAAGGCTTTAGCTCGTGCAATGGCATACACCAAGCAAGTTAAAGCTGCTTCCGTGTTGAACACAGGCTTTACCGTTAATGGCGGTGATGGCGTTCCTTTGTTCTCCACCCAGCATCCTTTAGTTTCTGGTGGCACAAACAGCAACCGTCCTACAACTGGCGCTGACTTAAACGAGACTTCTTTGGAAGCCGCCGTTATTCAGATCGCTGCTTGGACCGACGAGCGCGGTTTGCTCATCGCTGCAATGCCACGTAAATTGGTAATTCCACCATCACTGCAATTCGTTGCAACACGTTTGTTGGAAACCAACCTCCGCGTAGGCACAGCCGATAATGACATCAACGCAATTAAGAACAATGGCTCGATCCCAGAAGGTTACACCGTTAACCACTATCTGACCGACAACAACGCATGGTTCTTGACCACTGATGTTCCAAACGGCATGAAGCACTTTGAGCGTATGCCTTTGTCCAATAACATGGACGGAGACTTTGACACTGGTAACGTACGTTACAAGTCACGTGAGCGTTATAGCTTCGGCTATTCTGACCCACTTGGCATGTTCGGTTCGCCAGGCGCTTAATCAGCACCTAAGTTGTATAGACCCCGCCCAAAAAGCGGGGTTTTTTATTTGTGTAAATCACTTGCACAAAGCCAAAATAGTAGTAATATTACGGTACGTCTAGGAACTTTTTACTTGTATCGACTGACCTAGCAGACGTTATAGAGACGATACGAGGATGTGCTATAACACGGAGATTTTCAACTATGGCAAGAACTACCTTTTCGGGTCCAGTGGCATCCGACAACGGCTTTATCACTGATATTACCAATACCTCAACAGGTGCAGAAACATTCAACGCAAGCGTAAGCGAAGTCACTATGACTGGCGCTGGCGGTACTGGCGGTCGCAGTCTGTTTCAATTAAACGCTGATGCTGCTTTGGGTTCATTCTCAAATGCGCTAAAAGGAATTACCGTTTACGGAGCTACTGGCTCTACTTCAGGCTTAGGTTCAGCTGTAGTTGCTGAATTAACCCTATCAGCTGGAACCTCTACTGGCACATATGCTCCTCTTGAAATTGAACTTAATGCTCCAGCAAGTGCATCAACTGGAACAAGAACTTCATTTATTTATGCTTCGACTCAAGGTGATAACGTAGCTACCATTGATACTAACGGTGTATTTTTTAACCTCCAAGGTTTAACAGCGGGCGCAGGAAAGATGTTGGTTGCAGGAGCAACTCTTGGAACCGCTTTTGGCGGTTTGCGTGTACGGGTTGGTAGTGCTAACTACTGGGTTCCTTTGTACGCTGCTCAACCAACTGCCTAATGGCTGCGTTAGATAAAGAATACCTGTTGGATTTGAGAAATCAGGCACTTGAGCAACGGCAAAAGTACTCAGATCTTATCCAACAGGCTAACGGAGCAATTGCAATGGTGGACGTTTTGTTGACTGAATTAGATCGACAAGACCCACCAGCAGAACATAAAGAGGATTAATTATGGCAATGCAATATGACGTAAAGTCAGCACACATAAGTGCATCTGGTGTGGCGGTTGGGTACAGAACTCGCTTAAAAGGCGTTGTTATGTCTCCATCTGAGTCGCAGACATTAAATGTGGCGTTTTGTGACAACATAAGCGTTTCTGGTACTTATGATGTTCCTGGAAGTACGGTATGTACTGTAACCATTGCTAATCATGGACTATCTAATGGAGATCGAGTTTATTTAAACTTTACTTCTGGATCGTCTTCGGATAACACTTTTACAGTTTCAAACGTTGCAACCAGTACTTTTACAGTAGCGGTAGCTTCAGCGACAACAAGCGGTAATGTAACGATGTATGCTGCTGTTTTAATTGAGCTTGATTGTTCTTCTGCTACGGCTTTTTATACAATGATTCCAGGTGAGGGCATTCTTGCTGAGCAAGGTATTTATGTTGGTCTTCCTAGCGCAACTGTAACCACTACATTGTTTTACGGCTAATCATGCAATATGACGTTAAATCGTATCATGCTTCAGCGTCTGGAAACGCCACAACTAGTCCTGTGCGTTTAAAAGGCATTACCGTTACTACTGGTACGGTATCAGCAAGGAACATGGCAGTTGCAAATCCCGCTGTTTCTAAGTCTGGTACTTGGAGCAGAACGGGAACAGCAGTTACGGTTACGATTAATGACAATGGGTTAGCGAACGGGCAACGGGTATTTTTAGATGTTGCTGCTGGAACGACCATGCGAGACGGCGTTTACGAAGTATCTAATGTAACAACAAATACATTTACCGTTGTCTCAGTGACATCAGGAGCGGCGACTGGTACAGTTACAATGTACACAGATATTTATTTAGAAGTTGATACGTTTAACACAGTTGGTTTACCCATTAAGATTCCAGGCGAGGGCATTAATTGCCCAAACGGGTTCTTTGTAGGGGTTGGATCAAGCGTAACTGCAACGGTGATATATGGCTAAGAAAAAAGGTGTCTCGCTTGCGATTGGTCGTGGTGAAAAGCTGCCTGTATCTAAGGGTGCTGGGCTTACCGCCAAGGGTCGTGCTAAATATAATGCGGCTACTGGCTCGAATCTAAAGGCTCCACAGCCCGAAGGTGGCGCTCGCAAGCGTTCATTTTGTGCTCGTATGTCTGGTATGCCTGGCCCAATGAAAGATGAAAATGGAAAGCCTACTCGTAAGGCAGCCAGCTTAAAGAGATGGAAGTGCTAAATGGATAGTCTTTTAACCATTGCCATAGCTGCTTGGTCGGGGCTTTTAACTGTATTTTTATCTGTATTAGGGTATATCGTGAACGAAAAGTTTAGCAAGATTAAAGATTTAGACGATAAGCTTAATACAACAAGAGTGGAGGTAGCGCGTGAGCACATTACTCGTGAAGAAGTTACAAGAATTACGGATCACATTGATGCAAGGTTTAACCGCCTTGAAAGCAAAATTGACCAACTTATTCAAAGCAAAATAGCAAATGCCTAGCGTAAGTAAGAAGCAACACAATTTCATGGCAGCTGTGGCTAACAACCCAAAGTTTGCCAAAAAAGCAGGTGTGTCTTCCGCAGTAGGGAAGGAATTTTTAACTGCCGATAAAGGCAAAACTTTTAAAGAAGGTGGAACCATGAAAAAGCCAAATCCATTTATGGAAATGATTGCAAAGAAAAAAGCGGCTGCTGCTAAGAAGCCAGCTAAACCCGCTGCAATGCCTATGAAAAAAGGCGGCGTAGCTAAAAAGAAAAGCGGAAAGGCTTGCTAATTATGAAACATTCAGACATGAGTAAAGACATGCCAATGATGAAAAAAGTCGCTGGTGAGGCTGTTAAAGGCCATGAGAAGAAGATGCACAAAATGGCTAAGGGTGGTGTAACCCGTGCCGACGGCTGCGTAATCAAAGGCCACACAAAAGGCAAGATGATTAAAATGGCTGGCGGCGGGAGCTGCTAATCATGGCTAAATCACCAGACCAAATCGTAGCGGACATTGACCGCAAACAAAACGAAGAAGATCGGGATTTGATTCCTCGTGCTGGTCGTGCTTTATCGGGTGTTGCTAAAAAAGTTTATGCTGCAGCTACTGGTAAAGGTGCTAAAGATTTTGAACCTAAAGACACAAACTATGGTCCAGGACCTGGCTTTGAAGATAGGGATGCAGTAAGGTCTCCTGTTGGCGGATATATTGGTTCTGGGGCAGAAATGCGTTCTTTAAATATGGGTAAGAAATCTAAGGCATCAAAAGCATCTTCAGATTACAAAAAAGGCGGAATGATTAAGTCTTCCGCTTCTAAACGTGCTGATGGCTGCGCTATTAAGGGTAAAACCCGAGGAAGAATGGTATGAGACCGAGTCGCGGCATGGGGGCGGTAATGCCTAGCAAAATGCCGGGCAAGAAAGTTATTCACCGTAAAGACAAACCGCAAGACGTAGATTTATACGCCGAAGGTGGTACGGTTAATGCGGCGGGTAACTACACCAAGCCAGAGATGCGCAAACGCATTGTTTCTCAGGTTAAGGCAGCTGCAACTCATGGCACTGGCGCAGGCCAGTGGTCAGCCCGTAAAGCACAACTCGTTGCTAAGAAGTACAAGGCAGCTGGCGGAGGGTATAAATAATGTTTAATTGGCTCTGGAGGTTACTCGGTGGCACTAGCGAAATCACAACAAAGCCTGAAGTCGTGGGGCGAGCAGAAGTGGACAACCAAGTCAGGAAAGAAGTCGTCCGAAACCGGCGAGCGGTACCTGCCAAAAAAAGCAATAGCCGCGCTAAGCCCGCAGGAGTACGCAGCAACAACACGAGCAAAACGAGCGGGAAAAGCACAGGGAAAGCAGTTCGTCCCGCAGCCCCCAAAAGTAAAAGCAAAAGTAAAGCCGTTTCGAAAGGTTAAGTAAAAGATGACCGTAGTCGCTAACGCCACATTTAACCTCGATCTCACTGAGATCGTTGAAGAAGCTTTTGAGCGCTGTGGCTCAGAGCTGCGTTCGGGCTATGATTTAAAGACTGCGCGTCGCTCCCTCAACCTACTGTTTGCGGATTGGGCTAACCGTGGTATTAACTTATGGACGGTTGAGCAGGGGCAGATTCCGCTGGTTCAGGGCGTTAATACGTACGACCTGCCGCTAGATACCGTTGACTTACTTGAGCACGTTATCCGTACAAACCCTGGTGTTCAGAACACGCAGGCGGATTTATCGATTACTAGAATTTCAGTCTCCACATACGCGACAATCCCTAATAAGTTACAGCAAGCTCGGCCGATCCAAGTGTGGATAAACCGTCAGTCTGGCGCAACATACGCTGGTACAAGCTCTTCTACGCCCCCTGCAGGCGTCGATGCACCAAAGATAGTAGTGTGGCCTACCCCTGACCAAGGAGGCGTTGGCGACCCTTATTACACGTTTGTGTACTGGCGTTTGCGCAGAATCCACGACAGCGGCAACGGCGTTAATACGATGGACATACCGTTCCGGTTTTTGCCTTGCATGATTGCAGGGCTTGCATATTATTTAGCGATTAAGATTCCGGGCTCGGACGGCCGTCTGGGAGTTTTAAAAGCACAGTACGACGAAGCATGGCAGCTAGCGGCAGATGAGGACCGAGAAAAAGCGGCGATCCGCTTTGTGCCACGTCGTATGTATATTACGTAGGGGTAGGTAGTGCCAAATAGATTTGCATCCGGCAAAATAGCAATTTCGCAGTGCGACAGATGCGGGCAGCGATATAAACTTAAAGAACTGCGGATTGAGATTGTTAAGACTAAACCTTACCAGCTATATGTTTGTAAGGCGTGTTGGGATCCAGATCAGCCGCAGTTGCAGTTGGGTATGTATCCAGTAGACGATCCGCAGGCATTGCGCAATCCACGACCGGATAACACGTATTATCAGGCTGGTTTAAACGGCTTGCAGGTAGACCCTAATGGGGGAAGTACAGAAGACGGTTTTGGAGGCCCAACAATGGGTAGTAGGGTGTTTCAGTGGGGGTGGAATCCAGTCGGAGGCAGTAGGGGGCCAGATGCAGGATTAACACCAAATGACTTGGTACAACAAGTAATTGTTGGTACAGTAACGGTAACGACAACATAGGAGCAGAACATGTTTAAATCAGGCGCAGACGGTATTACTAAACAAGGTAAAACCAAAGGCAAGAATCTCGGCGATTCAGGCCCATCAGTAGGCATTCAGAAGGGTGCTGGCGGCAAGTCAAGCGGCGGCGGTAAAACCAACGAGCAAATGCTTAAGCTAGGTCGTGGTATGGCTAAAGTAGCTAATCAAGGCGCACTACGTAAAAGCGCAGGAAGAGGTCGTTAATCATGCCTAAATACTCAATGAAACGTGACGGTAAAGAAGTTGGTCCTGCCTCAGTTTATGCAGAGCCACACACCATGTCGGGTAAAAAAGTAACGGTTGCTGGCGCCATTAAAGATGAGTCTGGCGCTAAAGTTATGGATGAGCTTGATATTTCTGTTGGCAAAATCAGCAAAAATTTAGGTAAACCAACCAAAACTTCAGGCATTAAGATTCGCGGTACTGGTGCAGCTACTAAGGGCGTTATGGCCCGTGGGCCGATGGCATAATGAATTACGCCGATTTAACGCAAGCGATTCTTGATTATACCGAGTCTTACGAACAGACTTTTATAGACAATGTTCCGCTTTTTGTACAGCAATGTGAGGAGCGGGTTTATAACGCCGTTCAGATACCTGCTATTCGTAAGAATCAGGTAGGTAACTTTACACAGAGCGACAAGTACCTTGCGTTACCTTCAGACTACTTAGCGTCCTTTTCGATGGCGGTTATTCTTGCTGATGGTAGCCAAGAGTTTTTAATCGACAAGGATGTTAACTTTATTCGTCAGGCGTACCCGAACCCTACAGATGAAGGCATTCCGCGTTACTACGCTCAGTTTGAGCCGTATACATACATTATTGGGCCAACCCCAGATGCAAACTACAACGTAGAGCTGCATTATTACTATTACCCAGAATCAATTGTTACCGCTGGCACTTCATGGTTGGGCGATAATTTTGAAACTGTTTTACTGTATGGCTCGCTGCGTGAGGCTGTAATCTTCCAAAAGGGAGAGCAGGACATGGTTACGTATTACGAGCAGAAGTATCAAGAATCCTTAGCGTTACTCAGAGAATTGGGTGACGGTAAAGATAGACGTAGCGCATACCGTGATGGTCAATTAAAATTACCCGTACCAGGGCCAGTTAGATAAATTTTTAGGAGTTAAAGATGGCAATTACCCAAGGCATGGCAACAAGTTTTAAAGTTCAACTCTTGAATGGTCAGCACAATTTCACAGCAAACACATTTAAATTAGCACTGTATACCAGCTCAGCTACTATTAACGAGAACACAACTGCTTATTCAACAAGTAATGAAGTAGCTTCTGCTGGTAACTATTCTGCTGGTGGTAATACTTTATCGGTTAGCGTAACCCCAACCAACACTGGAAACGTGGCTTTTATCTCGTTCTCAAATACTTCATGGGCAAATGCAACCATTACCGCTAACGGCGCTTTGATTTATAACGCTAACTTGGCAAATGCAGCTGTTGCTGTACTAGCATTCGGTGGTGATAAAACTTCAACTAACGGAACCTTTGCAGTTAACTTCCCAACGGCAGACGCAAGCAACGCAATTATTCGTTTGACAGCTACCTAATCTAGGGGGGCCGTATGGCTTTGGTTCTTAAGGACAGAGTACGGGAGTCTAGTACTACTAGTGGCACGGGATCTATAACATTAGCTGGTGCATATACTGGCTATCAGTCGTTCGCCACTGCTATTACTAGTGGGTCTACCGTTTATTACACCATCCACAACACTACATCTCCTAATGACGGTGAGTGGGAGGTGGGTGTTGGTACATTTACATCACCATCGACCCTAAGTCGAGACACCGTATTTTCTTCTTCTACTGGCGGTTCAAAAGTTAGTTTTAGTGCCGCAAGTACTTTGGAAGTGTTTGTTACTCAACCCTCAGAGCAAGCGGTTTACATTAACGATGCGACAGGTAAGGTTGAGGTTTTTGGTAACGGCACTAATACGGTAGCGTTTACTAATGTAACTTCAGATTTATTTACTGGTAACGCTTCGGCTATTTCTGCTATTAATGCTTCTAATATTTCTAGTGGAACCATATCCAACGCAAGAACTACAGCTTCGGATGCCAACGGCGCAAGCACTATTGTCTCTAGAGATGCTAATGGATCTTTCACAGCAAACGTAGGAACATTTACAAGCATTTCAGGCAACGGCGTGTCTTTAACAGCCATTAACGCTTCCAATATTTCTAGTGGTACTTTGGTTGTTGAACGGGGCGGTACAGGCGCAACAACTTTAACTGGTCTTGTAGTCGGCAACGGCACTTCTGCTATGACTACGGTAACTGCCCCAAGCGGAACAGTCGTAGGAACAACCGATACACAAACCCTTACCAATAAACGAGTAACAAATCGTACAGGCTCAAACGGAGCAACAACAAGTGGAAATATTACACCTACTAGCGATACTGCTGACCAATATAATATTACTGGTCTTACTGGTACATCTGCTATTCAAATTCCTTCAGGAACACCTACAGACGCACAAAGACTATCCATCCGAATCAAAGACAACGGAACAAACAGAACATTAAGCTGGGTAACAACGGCTGGCGGTTATCGTGTTATAGGAACTACACTACCATTAACAACAACTGCCAATAAAACAATTTACGTAGGTTGTGTGTATAACAATGCTGACTCCTTTTGGGATGTCGTAGCAGTAGCAAGCGAGGTATAAAATGGCTAACTGTGCAGTTATTAAAGACAATTTAGTAGTAAACATTATTGTTGCCGAGGTAACCGACCTACCGCCCGAAGGTTGCACTTTGGTGGAAATTCCATTTTGTGACATTGGTTACACATGGGATGGTGTGCGCTTTAATCCACCACAGGCGCAGTAAATGGCTAATAGGTATTGGGTAGGCGGTACAGGAACTTGGGATGCTACCGCTGGCTCTAAATGGGCTTTGACTTCAGGCGGTGCTGGCGGTCAAGCCGTGCCTACTTCTTCTGATGATGTTTTCTTTAATGCTAACTCAGGCGCAAATACTGTAACTATTGGTTCAGGTACTTCTGTTTGCAGAATTTTAACCATGACAGGGTTCACAGGAACTCTTGCGTTTGGGACAAACAGTATTGATATTGCTGGTAATAGTGCAACTATATTTACAGGGGCAACCACTTATTCTGTAACTGGAACACCAGTAATTAATTGTACCTATTCAGGAGCGTCTGGCGGAAGAACAGTTTTGACAGCATCAACTACAGAAGCAAATTCAGTTAGTTTTAATATAACTGCTGGAACAGATAGTTGGTCTACTAGCAATGTAGCAAGTTCATTTAAAAATTTAAATTTTACAGGATTTAGTGGAACATTTAGCGGCACTTCAGGAACTAGAACTATTTATGGTGATTTAACAATTTCATCAGGAATGAACCCGTATTCTGGGTCTACAATTACTTATAATTTTGCTTCAGCATCATCGACACAATTTATTACATTAAATGGTAATACATTAAATGCACCAGTTAGTATCGGAGTAGTTGGAAGCACAAATACAGTTAGGTTGGTTGATAACTTTACAATGAGTCCTTCAAGAACTTTAACTTTAACATCTGGAACATTTGATGCTAATAATCAAAACGTAAGTGTTGGGTTGTTTAGTAGCTCAAACTCAAATACCAGAACGCTCACTATGGGTTCAGGAACTTGGACATTAAGTGGAACTGGAACTGTTTGGAGTACAGCAACAACAACAAATTTAACCTTCAATGTTAATACAGCCAACATTGTTTTAAGTGATACATCAACAACTGCTAGAACATTTACTGGCGGAGCTTTAACTTACAACACAATAACTATTGGTGGAACTACAGGAATATCTACCACAACATTTGGCGCAACTGCTAATACTGTAATAGGCACACTAGCCAGTACTAAAACAGTAGCGCATACCATTACATTTTCTGCGGCACAAACAATTAATAATTGGAATGTAACTGGAACTGCTGGAAACGTGGTAACAGTAAACTCATCTGCTGTAGGAACGCAAAGAACATTAACCTACACAGGTAGCGGAGTATCTATGGACTATATGTCCATTAGGGACATTAACTTTTCATATACTTTAGGTGCATCAAACCCTTACCTTGTTTACGCTGGTGCAAACTCCACTAATGGCGGTAATAACAGCGGAGTATTGTTTCAACCAACTACTGTAAAAGCCTACCTATTAACTACAGGCACTTCTTTTACAACCCCTGCCGATTGGAATAACGCTAGTAACACTATTCACATGATTGGTGCTGGTGGTGGTGGCGCAACTGCCGCAGTATCGGGAAATAACCGAGCCGCAGGTGGCGGTGGGGGAGGTGGTGGATATACAGTCTTAACTAACCAAACTTTAACAGGCGCAATTCCTTACACAATCGGCACGTCTGCTGGTAACGCCAATGGTGGCTCTACAACATTTAACACTACTAATACTGCTGGTGGTGGCTCAAAAGGCAATGCTACTACTGCTCCTACTTCGTCAGGTGGTGCTGGTGGTACAGGAACATACGCTGGTGGCACGGGTGGTGTTGGTGGGTTTGGAACAGCCGCTTCTACAGGCTATGGCTCAGGCGGTGGCGGTGGTGCTGGTGGCTCTAACGGAATAGGAGGCACTGGTGGTAATGGGGTTGGCGGCTTAGCTGGCACAATTACTGGTGGCGGTGGAGGCGGTAATGGCGGTGGCTCTAACGGAACAAACGGAACATCATCTGTAGGCGGTAACGGTGGTAATAACTTTGGTGGCACAGGCGGTGCAACTGGCGGTGCAGGTACTGGAGCAAACGGAACTCTTGGTGGTGGAGGTGCTGGCGGTGGCTCTGGAAGTGCTGGTGGACAAGGTGGTGCAGGGATAGATATTGCTAATACGATTGGTGGGGGCGGTGGTAAGGGTGGACAAGGCGGTTTAGCTAGTTCGGTAACAACAAATACTGGTATATATGGTGGTGGCGGTGCTGGTGGCGCTGTTCAGACGGGCGGTACTTTTGGAACTGGCGGTGCTGGCTCACAAGGCGTTATCTTTATTATCTATACGCCAGGCGGTGCGCCAGTATCAAACAGTAACTTTTTCTTAATGTTTGGATAAGTAATGGCCTTTGGTTTTTTTCCCTACGCTGGAGCGCCCTTTGCGGATAGTGGAGAGACCGTTGTTAATGTTTCTGTACAGCTAACAGGTGTCGTTGCTGTTGGACAAGTCGGTAATGTAGACGCTCAGGCTAATGCAGATGTTCTTGTTACTGGAGTTAGTGCCATAACAAGGCTTGGTAACGTAGAAGTTACTGGTGAAGCAGTCGTTGGTTTGACTAGCGTAAATGCCGTAGGCAGGGTTGGTGATGTTGCGTTCTCTGGTGGTGTGACGGTTGATCTAACTAGCGTAAATGCAGTAGGCGTAATTGGAGACGTTGAATTCTCTGGCGGTGTAACTGTAGACCTAACTGGCGTTTACGCAGTGGGTCGTCTTGGTAATGTTACAACCCAAACAGAAAACTTTATAAATGTAACTGGCGTAAATGCCGTAGGTGTAGTCGGTAATGTTGAAGTTCAATCTGGAGCAATAGTTGACCTTACAGGCGTAACGGCGGTTGGGCAAATAGGAAATGTTGCTGTTCAGGCAGGCGCTGTAATTGATATTGTTGGAATTGCTACTGTAGGTAGGGTTGGCACTGTAACCACCCAAACAGAAAACTTTATTGATGTAACGGGCGTTGCCACAATAGGCCAAATAGGGGACGTAGACGTTAAAGCAGATGCGGTTGTATTTGTAACAGGCACCCAGGCGATAGGCAGAATAGGCGATGTAACCGTATTTGGCACTGCAACAGTTTTAGTGACAGGAGTCAAAGCAGTTGTTAAACTAAAGGTTGTAAACGTTTGGGGTAATATTGATACGGATCAGACCCCAAATTGGCAAGATATTAATCCAATGCAGGTATCGGCATGGAGCGAGATAAACCCAGTTCAAGTAGCAAATTGGCAGGAAATTAACCCAGGAGCTGGTTCTGGATGGACTGAAATAGACCCTAGCCAAACGCCTAATTGGACGCCTGTTTTAGTGCCTTCGGGCTTTGATAATTAAGGATAAATTATGGCAAGTACATTCTCAACAAGTTTAAAACTAGAACTCATCGGAGATGGCGACCAGTCGGGTATTTGGGGTCAAACCACCAATACAAACTTAGGCACCCTTTTAGAACAAGCCATTACGGGCGTGGTAGACATTACCATGGCAGACGCCAACTACACGCTATCCAATTTCAACGGTGTGTCAGATGAGTCTAGGAACGCTGTTTTAGTAGTAGGTGGGACAAATGCTGCAGTGCGGGATGTTATTGCCCCGTTAGTTGAGAAGCTCTACGTAGTCAAAAACAGCACGGTTGGCGGTTTTGCTATCAATATTCGTGCGGCTAGTGGGTCTTCAGTATCAGTACCTAGCGGCGCTACTGTCTGGGTTTACTGCGATGGAACTAACTTTAATGCCATTAACACCGAGTCTGTAGGCAACTTTGAGGTCAACGGCAATCTAACCGTTACTGGCAATACCAATGCGGTAGCTGCAACTTACACAGGCAACGTAGCTGCTTTAAACCTTTCTACAGCTAACTTGGCAGCTACAGGCAACGCAACTGCAACAAACTTCATTGGATCAGGGTTAACCCTAACAGCAATCAACGCATCCAATATTAGTGCTGGAACCATAGCAAATGCCCGTACCACTGCGGCTTCGGCAAACGGGGCATCGACCATTGTAGCCAGGGATTCTAATGGTTCTTTTGCCGCAAACGTAGGAACTTTCGTTTCTATATCTGGTGCGGTATCAGGCAACGGCGCAGGATTAACCGACATCAATGCTAGTAACATATCTAGTGGAACTATTGCTAATGCCCGTACTACCGCAGCTACGGCTAACGGAGCGTCAACTATTGTTTTACGGGACTCTAATGGTTCTTTTGCGGGTAACGTAATTACTGGCACTACTATTTCAGGCACCACAGGTTCGTTTACATCCGTTTCAGGCAATGGCGTAGCACTTACTGCAATCAACGCCTCTAATATTACTTCTGGCACCGTGGCTACTGCTCGTCTTGGATCAGGTACGGCTAACAGCACGACTTTCCTTCGGGGCGACCAAACATACGCAGTGCCTTCTTCTAATGCTACTGCCTTAACAACAACTAATTTTACAATCCAACAGGTTGGAAGTGTCTTGGTATTTCAATATAATGGCGCTAATGTAGCAGTAATGGATTCAGGTGGTAATTTAACTTCGGCTGGCGCATTTACCGCTGGTGGTAGTGTTTAATTTTAGGAGCAAAAAATGCCAGTATCAATAAACAATACACAAATAGTCTTTAACGACGCAACTACGCAGACGACTGCTTTTACAGGTAGTGGCAATGTGCAATTTAGTTTAGCATTACGCACCAGCGCAGTTAATTCAAAAGACACTCCATTGGTGTATAGCGGCACGGCTGGAACTCTTACATTCACTGCCCCTACTGGAGTAACAAGAGTTAAGGTAACTGTATATGGCGGCGGCGGTGCTGGCGGCGCGGGTGCGAGTGACGGATCAGGAGGTCAGAATGTAGGTGGTAGTGGTGGTGCTGGAGGTTATGCTAAAGGAATTTACACAGTTGTTGCTGGAACTGCATACACAGTTACAGTAGGTGTTGGTGGTACTGCCAATGGCGGTGCTGGTGGAACTTCCTCATTTACTACTTTAATTTCTGCGACTGGCGGCGGTGGTGGCACAAACGCAAGCATTTTAGGCAATGGAAACCCTGGCGCTAGCGGTACTGGAAGCTCAGGAAATTTCCGCAACACAACAGGAAATGGTAATGATATTTATTCTGGAGGTGGCGCACCAGGGGGTACAACAGCGGCACAAATTTGGAACGCAAGTAGTGTTTATGGTGCTGGTGGTGACGGTGAGGGTGGAGAGTTTACAGCAGGTGGCGGCGGCGTTTCTGGTATGGTTTTAATTGAGTATGTTGGTTAATAAGGAAGCAATATGAAAAAAGCATTGATTAGCCCAAATGAAAGTCCAATTCAACATATTGTTGCTTGGGAACTAAACCCAAACCCTACTATTGCAGTTCCGCAAAAATACATTCCTGTATGGGAAGACTATCCAAATTCTTGCCGTGTTGCGGAAGTAGAAGATAATCCTTTTGAAGTTGCACCGCCTTTATTTTGGGTAGATTGTGCAGATGATGTTGTTGCTAACCAGTTTTATTACGATACTGTAACTACAGTAATTAACCCTGTTGTAAATGTTCCGTTTCCAGTAATTGAAGGTTTGCAGACAGTATGATTAAAACTATCCAAGACTCAATGGACGGTGGTGAATTTAAGCCACGCCATACTGTTGAAATCTACTGCCCTAACTGCGGGCGTGACGTTGACGAAACCGAACTATCGATGAAAGTATGCGGCGACTGCGGCTTTGACCTATCAAATCCTGAACAGCATGTGGCTATCGTAGTGGCGAATTTGTCTTCTGGCGGACAAACTTTGTAGGTTATGGCTGGAAAGTTAAATGCAGACGATACGCTGACTAAAGTATTAGCGTACGTAGACTCGCCGTTTAAGCTGGTTGCTGTGGTTGTAATGGGGGTTTTGTGCTTTGGCGGTTACATTATTTATGACCATCGAGAGTTGATTGTTGGTACTTACAAGGAAAGCCAAAAGCTGCCTAGTATTAACAAAGACAGGGTAGATGATGTAGCGGTTCATTTGTTTAAAACCACTGACGCAGTTTTAGTGACGGTATTTAAGGTTAACCCCTTGCTTGGAACTCGAATACAGTACCGTGCTTACACAACAAACGGTCGGGATAAAACGAATGATGGTTTAGATGTAGGGCTATTTACTGGCAACCAAAAGAATAACGAAGATGTAATTAGTTTGATGGCTGGCAATATTCCATGTAACGAATACAAAGCAGCCCAGTCAGAGATTGGCTTGTGGTACATAGAAAAAGGGATGCGGTATGGTTGCAGAATTAGTGTGCCGCCTGACCCCAGTAAGTTTGTAGGGCAGATTACCGTTGGCTGGGAAAAACAACCAGCCGATTTAGAGCAAACAAAAGCAATGCTTTTTATTGCAGCAACTATGTTATCAAGGAGTAAATAATGCTAGGACTAGACACCATCGTTGGCGTTGGAATGAAGCTGATTGACAAGCTGATACCTGATCCAGCCGCTAAAGCACAAGCCCAGTTAGAACTAGCCAAACTCGCCCAAGACGGCAAACTGGCTGAAATACAGGCTGATACTGCAGAATCCCAAGAAGTCACTAAACGGGCGCAAGCCGACATGGCTAGTGATAGCTGGCTGTCTAAAAACATACGTCCTATGACTTTAATCTTTATTCTTGGTGGCTATTTTGTGTTTGCAATGATGAGTGCTTTTGGTAATAACGCTAACGAAAAGTACGTTGAGCTGCTTGGGCAATGGGGCATGTTAGTCATGTCGTTCTACTTTGGTGGTCGCACCCTTGAGAAAATCATGGACATGAAGTCGAAAGAAAAAGATGCAAAGTAATTTTGAACTGTGCCTAGCTAAGATGCTTGCCCACGAGGGTGGCTTTGTAAACCATCCACAAGACCCAGGCGGCATGACTAACCTTGGCGTTACTAAGCGGGTCTGGGAAGAGTGGGTTGGGCACGAGGTTGACGAGAAACAGATGCGGGCGCTTACCCCTGAAACCGTTGCACCACTTTATAAAAGGAAGTATTGGGATGCTGTCCGAGCTGATGATCTTGTGGCTGGTGTTGACTATTGCGTTTTCGATGTCGCTGTTAACTCAGGTCCAGGTCGTGCCATTAAGTTTTTGCAGTCGTGTGTTGGGGTTACTGCTGATGGTGGTTTTGGCCCTGCTACTCTGGCTGCCGTAAAGAAAGCCGAAGAAGACCCAGCTAGACTAGTAGAACTGTATTGCGCAAAACGGCTAGAGTTCTTACAATCACTAAAGACCTTTGAAACCTTTGGTAAGGGCTGGTCTAGGCGTGTTGCCGAGGTCAAAGAAGAAGCACTCAAAATGTTAGGGTAAACCCCATGCCGTTACAGAAGTTACAGTTTCGTCCAGGTGTCAACAGAGAAGGTACTGATTACAGTAACGAAGGCGGCTGGTACGCCTGTGACAAGGTGCGTTTTCGTTCTGGATTCCCTGAAAAAATTGGTGGCTGGATCCGTCTGTCTAATGACACTTTTCTAGGTGTTTGCCGTATTTTATGGAACTGGATTACTTTGGACGGATCTAACCTTTTAGGAGTTGGAACTAACCTAAAATACTATATTGAGGAAGGTGGCTCGTATAACGACATCACCCCCATAAGAATTACATTTACCGCAGCCTCTAGCCCAAACACGGTTAATTGCATTGCTACTAGCAACGGCTCTAATGTAGTTACGTTGACCATTGCGAACTATGGCGGGCTGACTAATGACTTTGTAACCGTTACTGGTGCCAATGCAATTGGGTCGATTACAGCTGCGGATATTAATCAAGAGCACCAGATTACGTATATTGATACTGCCAGGTTTTCGTTCGTAGTTGCAAATACAGCCAACACCACAGTAGCTGCTGGTGGAGGCAACACCATTAACGTAGCTTTTCAGGTTAATACTGGCTTAGATGTTTTTGTTTCGGGTACTGGCTGGGGTGCTGGTACTTGGCCTACTTATATCCAAACTTCACTTACTGACCCCTTTACTTGTACAAGTCCTGGCACTAGCGTAACCGTAACTCAGACTGCCCACGGTCTTTCTAACGGTAATTCGGTTTACTTTAACAGCATATCTGGTAACGTTTGCGGTATAGCGTCTGCCCCTATTATTAAGGCATTTCCGATTACTGTAGTAAATGCCAATGCTTACACTTTCTCAACGGTTATCGGTGGTACAACATACACCACTTCTAATAACGGCCCAACTGGTGGTACCGTTGTAGTTTCAACTCCCGTAGCCCCGTTCCGTGGTTGGGGCGCTGCCGCTGCTGTGGGGGTTGGTCAGCAGTTACGCCTTTGGACAAACGATAACTTTGGTGAAGACCTGTTAATTGCCCCTCGTGGCGGCGGTATCTACTACTGGGATGCAACTTTTGGTGTTTCAGAACGAGCAGTTTTGTTAAATACCGTTTCAGATGACGAAGGTTTTGATGGGCAGTTTGTGCCGAATACAACCAATCAGATTATTGGCTCGTCAATCCAACGTTTTGCTATTTGTTTTGGCGCTAATCCGTATGATCCAAGCGACCCTGATACTATATTTGACCCCCTTTTAGTACGCTGGTCTGACCAAGAAAACCCATACGACTGGGTTCCAGCAGCTACCAACCAGTCAGGCGAATTCCGTCTCAATATTGGCTCGTTCATTATGTGTGCGGAGTCTACACGCCAAGAAATTCTGGTTTGGTCTGATGCCGCTATTTATTCTATGCAGTACTTAGGACCGCCCTACGTCTGGGGCTTTCAGTTGTTGCAGGACAACATCTCCATCATGTCACCCAATGCCGCAATCACGATTAACAATGTAACGTACTGGATGGGCGTGGATAAGTTCTTCTCATACACAGGTCGTGTAGAGACGTTGCCGTGTACTTTGTGGAAGTATGTGTTTGAAGACATTAATATTGACCAATCGTTTCAAGTATTTGCTGGTTCAAATGAACGGTACAGTGAAGTCTGGTGGTTCTACTGCTCTGAAAATAGTAATCAAATTGACAAGTACGTAATTTATAACTACCTCGAGCGGGTATGGTCATATGGCACTATGGATAGAACTGCTTGGCTTGATTCCCCATTACGCCAATACCCGATGGCTGCGTACCCTGAAGGTGATAAAGTCCTGTACCACGAGGCTAACGTAGATGACGTATCAGGATTATCCCCAGTACCGATTGAGGCGTTTATTCAGTCGTCTGACTTTGACATTGGTGACGGGCATAACTTTGGGTTTGTATGGCGCATCTTGCCAGACATTACGTTTAACGGATCTAACGCAAACGAACCTAAAGTCACTATGAC